AGAGGATGGATTCAGCCAGTCCTATGCTGCGGGCGCAACTGATGCCTTCTGTGGAGGTGTCGGTCGGGCTAGCCTGCGTATTCTTCGGGATCATTGGGCATGATCCTACTAGCCTACGGGCCATGGCAACCTGTGGCCCCAGGGAGAACTAGAGGTTGTATCCTTCCTTAGCTTTTACGGCCTACGCCTCGCTTTGGATGTCGTAGCACGCGCTATCCACTCACTTAGCGCTTGCTTGTAGAAATCTAGTTTTCTTATCCGACCTTATGCCTGGGAGAAGGGTGCCTCTCCTTAATCACCCGAACACTTCTCTGGGATGTCTTCTACTTCTGCCGGTAACCACGATACCCGGGTAATTCCCGGGTCGCGTGGCTTAATCCCCCGCTTGACGGGGGGCCCATTGCTGACGGCGACAGCTATGGGTGCCTTTCTCCTTGGCAACCGGCTCTACCCAGTCCTGAAGAGTGTTCTCCGTGGAAAGCTTGCGATCGGTCGCTTTCAGCATGCCGCTGTTTTGATTCGCGTTTTCCTCCTGGTCCTCGCGTGGGTCCATCTCCCGCGGCAAGCTATGCTGTCGCGGGATCTCGCTCGATCGGTTCTCTTGGATATTTCCTCCGGACAACGCCTCCGAGCCCTCGCCCCCGTTATGCGTGTCGCCCAGTCTTACTGGGGTGGCGTCGCTAGGGGCTGGGCCTGGGTGCGCAACGTGTTGTTCCGGCCGTCTGAGATCACCGCGCGCGAGAAGGTTGTCCAGTTTGAGCGTCGCCTTAACGCTCTTCCGGGCAGCTCGATGGTCCCGCTCGCGGCGAGCACTGGGGACGACTTGCCATCCGCGAGCGTCCTGTCAAAGAGCTTGGACAATGCTCTCTACCACCTCCATGTGATCCTTAGCGATTTGGGTTACCGCGTGACGACGGACATCTCGACTGCTGCAACTGACGTGGCTGTCTTGTCGTTCACGTTCGCGACCTCTGTCGCGTCGCCAGTCATCTACATCCGCCTGGCGACGGACGTCCCTGCCGCTCTCTCCAGCGATGGGACCGCCCGCCTTACCGTTACTTCCGACGGCATGCGCAGGCTCACTTGGAGTGGTCGTCAGCTCTCGTGGCCTTTTGTCCCGGAGATGGGCCGGATGTTCAGCACCCAAGGCGTCGGGTCACCTACTAGGCATGTTGTCCAGCAGGTCACCTCTCGCTATGGTCCTTGGCTGATCACCGGTCTTTTTCCAATGGGGTTGGAGGACCACTTGGCTGATTTTGTTGCGGAGCCCGTTCCCGCTGTCCAGCCCTACAATCCAGTGTTCGTACCTTCGTCTCCCTCGTCTTCGGGATTCATTCCCGGGATGGGCTTAGTCCGCCGTGTGTCCGGCGGCAAGGACGTGGTATCCTTCTTTGACACCGATGGCACCGTGCACTACACCATTAGCACCGCACGGGTCGCCAGCGCCTACTCCCGCGCCATGTCGCTCAACACGCATGCTGAGATCGCTCGCAAGGTGCCCACTGTGGCAGTCTTGCTCGCTCAGCACGAGCAGGCGCGCGAGTTGGAACCTTTCCTTGTGGTATGGGCGGTCAAGCACGGCGCGATTCCTCGCCTTGCTTTGCCTTCCCAGTTCCAGCTCGATGGTGTCGCTACTTTTACCCCCACCTACACCGCGATTTACGCGTCCGGGGACGACGAGACCCTTCTTCCCCGCCGTAGCAACATCATCCAGATTGGCCACCCAATCGCACCCCTAGCCATGGTCCCCGAGCGGACAGCGTCCAACATGCTGGCGAGCATTACCGGACGTGTCCAGGCCACGCCGAACCCCGCTGTCCCCCGCGCTGAAACCCTGCGTCTCACTGAAGAGTTCGTTTACGCAGTGGTGGATATCATTACCGAGAAGGGGACGGTGCCTGTGGTTCCGCTGGACCATGATGAGGTCATCCGTCATCTTGACCGCCCATCTCAGAAGGTGGCCGTCAAGGATGAGCTTGACCACTGGCGATTGGACTATCCCGGGACTGCGCGTGAGCAAGGGTTCGCGCAGTTCAAGTCCTTCCTCAAGGGCGAGACCTACTCGGCGGCAAAACCGCCCCGTTGCATCCAGACGATCAGCTACGGCCACAATGTTGCGCTGCTGTCGTTTGTGTTGCCGACCATCGTCGCCATGAAGAAGCACCTTGACTGGTACGCATTTCGCGCGCCCAGTGAGGTGTCTTCTGCTGTCCAGGCACTCTCGCGCGCCGCTGCGGAGTGCCCGGGGGCGATGAAGGCCGATGTCGACCTCAACAACTGTGACGCGTCTGGGAGTGCGTGG